CCGACTCGGGCATGGGGGGCAAAACGGAATTCGGGAGGTAGTTGTCCTGACGGTGAGGGAAACCTTGCTGGGTTATAGACTAACATTCGTACTATGTTCGATTCCATAGCGTTCGCGCGCCGTGATCAATCAATGTTGTACGAAACGGATTGCAACTTCAACGTATCTGATGTGGAGGAATGGATGTGGGAAAAAGCCAGTACTCGAACTGGCTATTGGTCCATAGAAATCCCTTTCCGAACAGGGAGCAAGCCCTGGTGGGACATTTTCCCCACTGACCATGAAGAAGTGATCCACAGGAGAGTAAACTTGACTCAAAACGAGTTTGCTCTCCTGGACAAGGTGGTGACCAATCAGATATATTCTGAGTCAAAGGCGAAGATTTACCGCGCGGTTTGTTACCAACGATCGCTGCAACTATGGGATACTGGCGGAGATGATGATGTCACTATGCGCACACTTGCGGTGTGGGCGATGGCTTATTACAAATGCCAGTCCGGTAAGTTCTGGATGATCAACTTAAACTCTCTGCAGATGAGAAGGCCGACAGTAAAGGCACTGTTGTTCGCGCTGATGACCAGCGTGATGATGTACAAGAACTGCAGGAGGAGACGCAATCAAATACCTTGGTTGTTGTCGATGTTGATACTATTCATCCCGACGTTGGTTAAACGCCGCTACAACACAAGACTACTTAAGATAGGACAAGGAGTCACCACCGAGTCGTCCAATGACCATTTTGGGAAGGACGGCGGCACGCAACCAGGCCCATCCTCTGGAAGTCCACCAGCCGACGGAGGAGGGCCCCCATCCAGTAAGAAGAACAAACTGGGGTACCAGAAGAAAGGAGAAGACTACGTGAATGAAAACGAGGGCGGCGGAGTCGACGAAGAAGACTCCGAAATCAGAGCTACAGTAATCGGACGAATTGTCCGGAAGGACTGTGGTGTTGGTGTTGTTGGCCAGACGACGAACGATCCTGGCAACAAACAGATCTGTGGCGTTATATCTCAGCCCATTTCTGTGGAGCCCAATGTTTATGCGCAGGAAGCTCTCAACGCGATGAAGGCGATACAAGAGAGAATAGATAAGAAACAAAGACCTTACGCAGGGACAGAGGCGGACGAACTGAAGATCAAACGATTGATCAATCAGTCTACGCATGGCAAGAGAGATGCCCCTTTCTCTACAAAGAAGGTCTTGGACTTGATTCATGAACTCACCTACGGGAAGATCAAGTCTAAGAAATGGACCGACAATCGTATTCAAGATACAATCGAGGGGCTGTGTCGCGAGATAGACCCTACCTTTAGGTTGAAAGGTATGGTCAAACTCGAGCCTATGCCAGAGGAGAAGGCTCCTCGGTTGCTTGTTGCTGACGAAGACAGAGGGCAAGTTATGGCCCTCATGTCTATCTACTGCATGGAGACGCTTCTCAAGAGGCATTTTCCAGCGAAGGGCATCAAGGGTCTGAGTAAGAAGGACGCGCTGAAACGCGTTATGAAGGCTTGTCGAGTCCCAAAGAAGGCTGCAAAGAAGCAAGTCTCAATCTTTGAGGGCGACGGAAGCGCGTGGGACACCACTTGCAACGCGGACGTAAGAGGCATGATCGAGAACCCGGTGATTCATCACATTAGTGCTCTGATCAATGGGTTTCTCTACGCCTCTCCAGCAAGTTGGAATGAAGCGCACGAGTCGATCAACTCGAAAGAGACACTGGACGTGTCCTACACCAAGAACAAGGAGTGGAGAAAGTTCAACATCAAGGCGATTAGGCGTACGGGCCATCGCGGAACTTCTTGTCTCAATTGGTGGACAAATTTCGTCCTGTGGCATTGCTCGATTTACGAAAGCCCAGAGCAATTCCTCGATCCGACCCATAGATACGGGACAGATGTCACCGGAGGTAAACGATGGCTCAACAGCGCCTATGAGGGCGACGATTCGTTTCTGGCGACTTCACCCAAGATCGAAAGCGGGGGTACGCTCCACGTGAGCATCCTTCAATTTTGGGAGCGGGTCGGCTTCAATATGAAGATTGAGCTGAGGAAGGAAAGGGCCCTCTTTGTGGGGTACTACATTGGCCTAGATGCGGCAGGACCGGTCTTCGATGAGAAGAAAGATGAGTGGATGATGA